AGTTGCGCTCAATGTAGCGGTCAGAACCAAACCTTGCCTGAATCTCGAATTGACCGGACCACGTTCCACCTGCACCGCCACTGATCACGCCCGTCTCGTAATTCAATGTGCCGCCGCCTGTGAAGCTCACCGTGCCTGAAATTGGTTTAGTAATAGGGCGGTCATAGTTGACTGAGCCTACGGTATATCGCTTGACGAGCTGCCCACTGACTATTGGCTGGCCTGTTGCTGTGTGGTCAAAAGGGTCTTTGAAGCGGAATGAATCTGACCGCCCACGCCTTGCTATGAAGAAGTCTAGAACCTCAACCCTCGTGGCATCGCTGATTGCGCCTGTATCGAGTGTGAAGTATCGACGAGCGTGCGCACCCGTGCGGCCATTGCGTTGCTCTTGACCATCACCACTGCTTGCAACCTGCGTGATGTAGGCCGGACCGCCAACGATACTGCCATTTGCCAGCGATGCATTAGTCGGGAAGGATGCAGAATCGTACGTGGGCATATCACCTTGCGCCTCTGAGCCGTTGTGACCGCTCGATGCCTCGAGCTGCTGCGTCAGCGATCTGGTCTTGGGTGCGTTGACTTACTTCCCCTGTGGGCGTGGAGATAGCGAAGTTTATTGTGACGCCGCCACCACCACCGCCCATTGGCTGGATGTGCATTGACTGCGAGCCTGAATAGACAACCTCAGCCCCGCGTTCACCCGCGATTCCCCAATGCCCTGGTGGAATCGTGCCGCCTTCAGCAAACAGACCCACAAATGACTTGCCAAGTGTAAGGAAGAACTTGCTCACACCTTTCAGGTCAATGCCTTCAAATATTGACTTCAGTGCATCTTCAAGCCAGCTAGCCAATGGCTTGATAAATGATGTTTGCAAACTCTCCTGCATCGACTTCGCAAACTCAGCCGCAAAGGTGTCAGTGATGCCTAAGAGCAAGCCCTTGAAAGCATCACCTACAGTTGAGCGTGCTGATGTGATCTGAAATACGAAGTCCTCAAAGATTCCGCCAATCGCCTTCTGGATGCGTTCTTCACGTGGGCCAAGAATGTCAGAAGGTGCAAGTGGAATAAGATCACGTGTGCCTGGAATTGCGCCTGCGGTGATTGGTGGAGCAGCAGCACCGGCAAAGACAGGAATGCCAAGCCGCTTGAATATGTCAACAATCGTATCCTTCAGGACAGGTAATTCACTTGCAGCTTTAGCCGTCGCCGCATTCAGATCGTTGAGAGCCTTGGACTCGGCTTCCATGTCCTTGATGAATGCATCTGCACCCTTCTTGCGGATGTCTGCGTTTTCCTTTTCGGCAGCCTTCAGTGCCTCAGCAAGTTTTTTTGCGGCATCTTCTACTGAGGTGTCACGTGGTCCTTTAGGTGGCGTCAGTGGATTGGCTGCAAATGGCTTTTCTTCCTGCACGCCTAAACTGCGCTTTGGCCCTACCGACAAATCGGCTTTTGGAGTTCTAAAGATTTGGGAGAGTTGTCCGGCAATGCTCAGATTCTTCCATGCAAGCGTCAGCAAATCGGTGTTGGTACGTGTCTCGCGCAAATCCTGATTGAGCTTTTGGAAGTAGGATTCCAGACCCCGCCCCACGAACGTCCCTGCAAGATTCTGTTTGAAAATAACGAATGACTGCGATAGTTGGTTTAGTTCGTGGTCTAGCCGCCCACCGGCTGCTACCGCATCTATACCTGCGATCTTGTTGAATTTCTCAAGCTCTGCGCGGGACTGCCCCATGATTGTGGCAAGCTCACCACTCACCCTTATTAATGCACCAGTCTGACGACTAAAAGCATCGTGGGCAGCACCGGATCCTTCAAGAGTCTTGGTGACGTCTTTCAACCTCACTACCAGATCAATGAATGCCTCACCCATGTTTTTCGAGGCATCCTGTGCGTTGACCTTCATGCTGTTGAGGGTCTTTGCAGCCTCGTTTGAACCAGTCTTTGCGCCCTGCACGAGCTGCTCAAAAGCAGCAAATGCGCGTTCAATGCCGCCAATGTTCTCACCAGCCGCACCAAAGGCGGCTTGAAGGCGTTGCATCTGCTCGATGGTCAAGCCTGTCGCCTCAGCAATGTCACCCATCTCATCTGAGATTTTCACGCCATCCAGCGTGAGCTTGACGAGCGCACCACCAAGTGCAGCCACACCTGCAACCGCAGCCGCAGCCGCACCGCCCACCAATCCAAAGGACTCCACCAGCCCTGCGATTTGTCCTTCAAGAGCCTGAAACTGTCCTGCTATCTGACCCACAGGCCCACCTAAACTGCTGAGAGCCGATGCCGCACCTTTGGCTGAGCTGCCAAATGTCGTGAAGGTTTTATTCGTCGTGCCTAACTGCGCCTGAAGCTCTGTCACCTTCTTCTGCGCATTGTCCATCTCCTTTTCAACACCAGTGAGCGCACGTGTGGCCTGGTCAGCACCCTGCTTCATTCCAGTGGCATCGAGGCCCAAAGCTACTACTGCCAGATCAGCCATTTACTTCTTTGCCGCCTTTGATTCTGCTTTGCTTGCTATGCGATTAGCTTTCATCATTACCTGATCCATCTGCCTCAGCATCCTGACTTCCCACGCGCTCAGCTCGAGGTGCATCAGCCGTGCATATGTGTCAATTGCCTCATATGTGATTGCTGACATACCAAACCCTGTCTGTGGCCTGGTGGCGTGCAAGTCGAAGAATATTGAGAACAGGTGCTGATTGCTTGCAGGGAATACCGGCTCCTCGTCATCTGGCTCAACCATCCCGCGTTCTTTTAACGTGCGGTAAACTTCAATCTTGTCATCGCTTGATTCTGTTTGGCGCAGTTTGCTTACACGGATGTTGACGCCCCAGGCGAATCGCCACTCACACCATTCAATAACTTTTTTTGGGCATCTTCAGCCTCACTCGATGGCTCAATATCGCCCTTCTCACCATAGTTGGCAGGATCAGCCGTGAAGGCGAATAACTGCTCACGGAAATCAATATCGTTGTAAAGATTCGCCATCGTGACAGGCGTGCAAGGCACTGGCTCACCATCACCGGTGGTCAAGTTCTCCCATTCCCTTGTGATGGCAATATGCGAGCGCACCAGATGTGTGACGTACTTGGTGGCATCCTGTGCAGTGAGCTTGCCGTTATTCGCCATCTGCACCGCACGCTCCATCTGCCACGCATTCTCCATCTGCCGCCACTCATCACTGCGACGTGATAGCAGATGGATACGGAATGGCGGCTCACCAAATGGCTTGCCCTGATCATCGACTGGAACGAACCACGCAGTACGCGTGCGGCCTGCCTTGAGTGACGTAAGGATGGTGTTTAAATCAGCCATCTACTGCTTCTCCATCTTAGCGAGTTCATCAGCGACAATCTCAATGTAGAGTCCTGATTCTTTAAGGAATCGCTCACCCACCCGTTCGACGAATGCGCGAATAATTTCGGCCTCGGTTTGAGCAATCAAAGCACTTTCGCCTTCAGTGTTGGCAGTAACGTATGCCCATCCCCCACACTTCGGACACCGCGCCTGTGCATTCCAGCCTTCAATCGTTGGTTCGGCCATCTATGCCACCGTCACGTTCATGATTGCTGAGATGCCTGCATTGCGCTGTGCGGCAAAGTCAATTGCCTGCACCATCGAGCCAGTGGAATCGCTGACAGGCGCATTCACGATACGTGCGCTTGGGAAGTTAAACGTCATCGTGTCCTCTGAGGCTGTCTCGTTGCACTTCAGCACAAAGGTCAATGCCCTGATGGTGCCTGCAACTGCATCAGCGGCAAGGTCATCTCCCCTGTAGTAGATCGTGGTGCTTCCATTAGTGCGCTGATTGCCATTCACCGCGTGATCCACACCTCCACCTCCCCACGAGAACTTGGGCGTCACCTGATTTGAGATGGTGACTGTGGCATCCGTAGCACCTACCAGATTCGTGCCACCCCACGTTGGTGTTGCGCCTGTGAGCATCGTCCTAAACGGGTCTTTGCCAACAAGCGTGCCTAATGTCGCAGTACCAGGCATTGCGTTGCCGATGGTGTTCAGATAGCCAATCACCTCATACGAGATAGTGCTTTGATCATTGAGCGGCATATTGATTGTTGCTGAGGCAATCTCGCAGCCGGTCATCACGTGGTAATCATCTGTTGCGCCGAGCTCCATCTTTGCCACAAGCGTGAAGAAGTAGCTGGCATTGGCATTCGACGTGATCACGCCTGCTGTCCAGTCAGTGCTATGGATCGCAAAGCGCATCAAGTCCTTCTGCCCTTGCTCGTAGTTGAGCCTGGTATTGAAACGCGCACGCACGAGCTGCGAGCCGCCAAGCGTCAGTGTGTTCTGCCGTGTTCCGTCATACACATCAGATGTGACAATCTCGTTCTCAATGCCAAAGGAGATGCCATCAAGGATGGGAATGGCGTTGTATACACCGGTAGCAGGCGCAGTGTTGCGGGTCGTCTCAACCTGAATGCCCAGAACGCTATTACTTAAAAATGCAGGATCAGCCATTGCCTTATCTCCTTAAAGTGGTATGTCCTCGAGGAACTCAAATGGAAGATTGAGCAGCACACCTGCCCATACACTATCGTCAATGCGCGATGGGCCTTGCACTGCACGAAAGCGCAGACCCGCATCGAAGGATTGCCGCTCGAATGTTGCTCTGAACTTGTCAGCCGCCACGTGCATCACGCCTGCACCTATGTTCTTTGGCGCAAATATCTGAATCTGTAGAACGCACAATGCCTCGTTATGCACCACGCCACCACCATAATCGCTTGGGTTGCTCGTCTGATCCGTGTAGCTCACCCTTGCCCACAAGCCATTACCAGGTTTGGTGAAATGCACGTTAGGCCATTCAATCGTGTCAGCCGTATAGCCAAGTGACACCCAAGCCGCTTCGATGAGCGGCTCAATGACTGCCCTTGTGTCTATGGTGGATGTGGCTATGGCGTAGCTCATATGGGTTTACTGATCGCAGTTTTGAGATGCTTCTTCCAGATTGCTGCAACTTCCTGCATCGTGATTGCCACTACGCCCTGCGGTGCCTGCGTGCTTGAGCCGCGCTCGAGGTAGATGAAATATGGCGCAGAGTTGATGAGATAGACTTTGCCGCCCACCTTAAAGAGCTTTACATCCCGCTTGGCACGCGCCTTTGGAAGTGAGCCGCTTGGGTCAACCCTTGCCTTATCGAAACGCTCAGAAGCCGTCAGCCGTACAAACCAGTGATATTTGGCCGCGCCTGTGTCCACTGGTGTGCGATCAATCATCTTGCCGATTGTTTCCACGGCAGTATCCTGTAATGCCTTCTCTATCTTCTTTGGCGTTTCAGCCTTCACCTTCTTGAGCACTTCCTTGTAATTGCTTCTTGCCATTTATTGCTTCAGATCGTGCCCCTTGACCCGCCCAGACCGTCATTGCTTACAGTGCCGCCGTCCTTCGTAAGGTCGTCGAGCGTGCCGTATATCGTCAGCTTTGGCGGCGTATAGTGCCGCTTTTCCTGCTCTGGCATTTCATCAATCGTTGGTTCGCTCATGTGTCGTCCTCCAAACCACCAGCTAAGATCATCAGTTGGATGTTCACCTAATCTCATTGCTCTAATACCAGAATGTAGTTGGCGAGGATTGACCCGAACATCTGCCGCCGCACCTCGGTCACTCGATAGCTTTGCGAATCAGCCACGATGCGATCACCTGGTGATGGCGTCCCAATGTACGAACCTGATGAGATGGTGAATGTCGTCTCGTAGGAAATGGCGTTGTCTGGTGCAGTCACCTTCTGCTCGCCAAAGATGCCTGTGACGCTGACGCCTGTAGACTCTGATGGCGTGCGTGTTTGCGTCGAGGTGGCATAGCCTTGAAGGACAACGGGATAGTAGGTCACCGTTGCACCCACGAGGCCAATGACGCCATCAAGCTGGTCAAGATACAGTTCTCCTATAGTCAAACATCCCATAAAGTCACCGCCTTTCAGGGACGCCGCAATTCAGATCAACGGTGTGAACTCTTTGGCACGCGCTCGACATTGTTCCTGGAGCGCAGATGCCTCAACCCTTGCATTGCCTGCTGATGTGGTTATCAGGTGGCTCGCACGCGCAGTCTTGATCGTCCAAGCCTCGTGCGCTGCCGCCCTCACATCAAATACATTCTCGTAATCGCATCCCACATCCATCCAGCTCACGCCGCCTGATTCTGTAAGGCGGCCCGATGCGAAACCAGGCCAGTAATTTTCACTCACACTGCGCGGCCATTCCGGTGCGCTTGCCCCACTCGTGCCGCTGTGTACGCACATATATCGCCGCCCATTGCGTGGGAACACCTGCACTTCATCGCCATAGATGTAGAGTGTTGAGGCAGTCCACACACCGCACCGCATATGCCGCTCGAGGATGGCCGCTTCCTCACCTTCAATGCTTGGTGGGCAGTCAGGCTCAGCGTGAAGAAGTAACTCCTCATAAGCCTGTGCACGCATTTCTTCTAAGGTGAAATTGCTCATCCTGCTTTCGGCTTCTTGTACGTGCGCATTCGCTTGTTCTCGGCAGGCCACTCCACTGCTTTGTTCTCAGGTGGTGCCGCCACCATCTTCATCTCTGCAATGATTGCCTCTGTTTCAGGGTCAAGTTCTGAGCCTTCACGACAAAGCAGGAAGGCGGCACGTGGGTCGCCTTCCTTGCAAAGAAAGCCATCAACAGTTCTGTAAAGCGATTCAGTGGCAACCATACTCAAGCCTGAGTTCCCACCTTCGTCCACGTTGGAGCCGCAGGCGTTCCAGTATTCACATACAGAATCCCGTTCGTCGTGTCAGTGAGCAATGCGCCCTTTGGCGCACCAATCCCACCGATGCCAACACCAGGTGTGGTGACTGCAATGGCAAGCGTGGGTGCAGTGCCAGTGAGCGAGCTGGTAGCGGTCATCAAGCCCACATCCTGCTTGGCAAGTGCGCCTGTGAACGTGAAGGTGATCGTGCCAATGCCAGCAGTGAGCGTGCCTGCTGCTGTGGTGACATTGCCTGTACCGATATTCGGCAACGCCTCGAGTGCTGCATCAATTGCGGCAAGCAATGTGGCATTCACGTTTGACCACGTAATGGGCGAAGTTGTGCCGCTTTGGAATGTCAACGTGAATGTGCCGCCTGTGGGCGTGCCGCCAATGGTTAGTGTTTGCACTTCATCAGTACCGGAACTCGGTGTACCGGCATATTGAAGCAACCCAAATGCGCCTTCGATGATAGGCATTTTTATTCCTCTATTGGGCCGAACTTGCGGCGATAGGCGGCGAGTTCTTCCCTGATCTTGCGACGGTATTCTTTGCCTTGTTTATTACTGATTCGTGCATGATCGCCTGCATCAAGTATCTCTAAATTCTCAGGTCGGTTGTCATCCTTGATGCCATTGATGTGATGCAC